TTATGAATCAGTTACAACAACAACAACAACAACAACAATACCAACAACAACAACAATACCAACAAAAAACAATTAGAGTACCTGTTCCACAAATAAATAAATATTCACCACATTATGCAAATTATATGGGCATTAAACCAAAAGCTACTACTAACAATAAATTAACCATGAGTAGTTTAATACGATCTATGAAAACACGTTAAAATTAACAGTAACAATTTTTCAATTCTTTTGCCAAACATATACATTTTCTTTGTATTCATTCTGTCTTTGACTTTTTTTCAAAAAGAAAATTTCGTGACATACACCGAATAACCCTATGCAGACATTTTCATATACTTCTTTGTTGATGTTTAAAATATAATAACCACCTTGTTTCAAAGACTGATATGTTTTTGAAAAAAGCGGCACATAGAACAACTCGTCCATTTCTTTTTTGGATTTGTATGGAACATTATGTTCATATTTTTGTATAAAATAATAAGGTGGCGACGTAAAAACCAAATCATAGTCTAGTGTAGAATAATCAACATCCAACGCACTTTTAAACATCATATCAATAGAAGTCTTTGTATTTTTCGATTTCGTGTATTCTTGCAATTTATTGTAGGGTTCTATTAAACTACTATTTAATTCTATACCCGTATATTTTGGAATATCCAAAACACATGCTGCAATTAATGCCCCTCCCCATCCAGCACAAAAATCCAATATACTAGTAGCGTTGTATTTTGTATATATTTCCATATACATAATAGGTCGTATTATGTTTATGGCACTAATACATATATTATACGTTTCTTTCCATACAATATATTTGTTTTTCTTCCCAGATTTGTTTTTCACGGTTTTATAGTATTCCAACATATTCTGTATAAATTTCTTTTCTTCAAAAAAATCAATATTGTTTATAAACTCAAAATAATTACAATTGTATTTTCCTCTTGTATGAAGTCTCTCCACAAAAGTGAAATAATCTACTACATTGTTACCTATTCTCGATCTAGGTGATTGATTTTCCGCAGTTTTTCCTATAATTTTAAGTTTGTTATATTCGTCGTCAATCATATCCAACGTAATAGGTTTTATTTTTTTTGCTATTTCACGTTTTTCTTCTATAGTAAATTTTTCTGTGAATACATTTTTTTCACTAGTACTAGTACTATTAATGGTAGCTATCATAATTTATTTGTAAAAATAAATAAATTATAATGTTGAAACGAATTATTATTATGTAAATATATGTGTAAAAATATAATAAATATATTACAATATCTATATCTATCATGGAAGATGAAAATAATTGTAAATATATTTGTTCTAGAGGTATTTTAAAATCTTGTGATATTTACAGTACATATCCTATATCTGATGCTCAACAATTATACAATTATGATTTTTATAATTTAATTGATAATTCAATTATATATATTAGTACATCAGCTATACCTATTTTTGCAAAAAATATACTTACTAGCTTACTATATAAAATTATATTGGTTAGTGGCGACAGCGATTGTACTAATCCAACTGATATTTTATCAGATGAAGAATTTACAAAATTTATTGAATCCGATAAAATTATTCATTGGTTTTCACAAAATTGTATCATTAAACATCCGAAAATAACACAAATACCTATAGGATTAGATTATCATACAATGAGCATACAAGACCATTCATGGGGGTCTAAATTATCTCCTTTAGAGCAAGAAAAAATATTAACCGAAGTAAAAACTAATTCAAAACCATTTTATGATAGAAAAATAAAATGTTATGGTAATTTTCATTTTTTTACAACTTCAAAATTTGGCCAAGACAGAACTGATGCTATTAAAAATATACCAGAAAATCTAATTTTTTATGAACCTATAAAAATTTTACGCGCTGAAACATGGCAAAATCAATCAGAATATGCTTTTGTTGTTTCGCCTCATGGTAATGGTCTTGATTGTCATCGAAATTGGGAGGCCTTATGTTTAGGTTGTATTCCGGTTGTAAAAACATCTCATTTAGATTCTCTATATGAAGATTTACCTGTTTTAATTTTGTCTGAATGGTCAGATTTAACACAAGAATTGCTTGAAAATACTATTCAAGATTTCAAAAATAAACAATTTAAATATTATAAATTAACATTACATTATTGGATGAATAAAATAAATTCATATAAATTTTTACCAGATATAAAAAAAAATGTTATTCAAAATCAATCCGTTGTAATAGCCGGATGTTGTATTAACGTAGAACAATTTATTAAAAGAAATTTATTTATTATGGATGAAATTGGAAAACAATTCAAAGAATACAAAATTGTTATATTTGAAAATGATTCCAAAGATTCTACAAGAAATATATTAATTGAAAATAAAAAAAATCATTACGACTATATATTCGAGGACGATGTAAACATACAAAATAGAACAGAAAGAATTGCGCATTGTAGAAATCGTCTATTAAATCATGTGCGCACAAATTATGCAGAATATAATTATCTTTTAATGCTAGACTTGGATGATGTATTAGCATCAGGAAAATTAATAAACACTATTCATACCTGTTTTTTTTATAAAGCGGATCAATGGGATGCAATGTTTGCAAATTGTTCTGATAAATATTATGACATATACGCATTAAGAAAAAAAAAATATTTAACAAGTTGTTGTTGGAATAATGTACATATTATGAAACAACAAGGAGTCTCACATAAAGAAGCGTATACATTTTGTATTGATAAATATATCATAAATTATCCTGTTGACAGTAAATTAATTTCTGTTATTTCAGCTTTCGGAGGAGCTGGATTATATAAATTACAATCCATTGGAGATGCAAAATATGTTGGTGTTGATACAAACCATCTGGACAATCAAATTTGCGAACATGTACCGTTTCATAAACAAATGATAGACAGAGGATGTAAATTATATATAAATCCAAAAATGCTTATAAGATAATAAACCATACTACCAATAACATGATCCTTCTATTTTTTGATAATCTCGTGGTTTTTCACTATCTTTTGCTCTTGTCCAATTTTTATTTAAAAATAACTTTATAATATCTGGTCTGTTTTCAAACCATCTATTACCTAAAATACCCCAATACATTTGTAATACTCCTCCAATATAAATCGCGGATTTTCCTGATTTGTATATATGCGAACAAACTAAAGTACCATATCCACCACATGATACTAATGCAATATCATATTGATCCTTTATTTCATCGAGTCGTTTTGTAAATTTATTTAGTTCAATATCAAATTCTTCTGATTCTTCAGATCCTTGTGTTTGTGGGGGTCGAATCGTTATAATTTCACAATCTGGAAATAAATCGATACCATAAATTTCTTTTCTAGTATGAATTTTACTCTCAATCGATTCTGCAAAATTAGAAACCATTAAAAGACGTTTCCCTTTCAAAGCTGTTGTCCATGGTCTAGAATAAATATAATGATAAATATCTAAAACTTCAGAATAAACACTATCTTTATCTTTATATAAATCGTCCAGTAATTGATGAGATATAGTTATCGTTTTATAAACATTATCAAATGGTGCCCATCCACAATATAAATCACACAAATTAAACGCCTCTAAATATAATTGTGAATATTTTAAAACTGATTCCATAGATGTCAGTTTAATTCCCGCATTATTTTTCATTGTTATTTTAGATTTATCCAAGAATTCTAGTATTTGCATTATTAGATTTTTATATTGAGGCAATGATAACATCATCGTAAATGTAGCATACTGTGTCTCAATGTGTGAAATTCTCGGTATAATAAAATTTTGATTATTCTCTATTTTTCTACCAATATATTCATATAATTTTGTGTTGCTTTTTTTATGATTGTACTTGTCGTTATATATTATATTAAAATGAGCATTTTGTTGAGTATCTTTTATTTCTAAATATGATTTTTTAGGTATTAATGTCTCATAAGGTGGTAAAACTCTATCAACACTCGAATAATTGCGTATATTAGTATTATGTAAATGATACGATTTTATATATTCAGGGTCGTTTAATACCTCAAACCCTAATATAGTCATTAAATATATCATTTTATTATCACAACCTGGTTTTCCAAACTCAAAATTAAACACTCTGCTTTCTTTTTTACCAATAGAAAAATTAGAATGAATAATCCACGTATCTTGTGAATCACCTCTTGGACCAAATAATTTAGAATTTTTAATATCTATTTCATCATATTCATATCGCAACAAAGCGTATGATTTTTTATTTAAATGTATATCTGATTTAAATAATCGTTTTATCGTTTTATCAAAAAATATATCAGAATTTATAATAACGTTATATCCTTGAATGTTTTGATCATTTATATAGTCAAATACATCCTTGAATTTTAATCTATTTTTTATATCAACTTGTACAATTTTATTACTTGATATATCCAATTCTTCATCTGTGTATATACTCTCATTTAATAAATAAATCTTTGTTATATATTTATTTTTAACATTTAGTTCTAAACATTTTAAGATTTCATTCTGCCTCTCTTTATTTGAATGTATAAAAAATTGACAAAAAATGTTTATATTATCTACATTTTCTGTTTCTTGAATATTCGTCGATTCTGAAACGGAGTGAATTATCATTTTGTCGCTTATCTAGATATATAATTATTTAAACACAATTTATTTAAATAATTATATATATAATACTTTTATCGGAATGCTTATATCTCATATTAAACATATTTTATATATTAATTTAGAATCTCGACCTGATAGAGATCTTCATATTAAAAAAGAGTTATTAAAAGTGTGTTTTAACGGTAATCGTTTCAATGCGATTAAAATGACAAATGGAGCTATAGGGTGTAGCATGAGCCATTTAAAATGCATTCAAATGGCAAAAGAAAATGATTGGGATCATGTATGCATATTAGAAGATGACATTGAATTTTTGGATCCAGAGCTTTTTAAACGTCAATTAGCCACGTTTTTGCAAAACCATACAAATTGGGACGTTTTATTGTTGGCAGGAAATAACATGTTACCGTATAAACCCATCGATGAAACATGCATAAAAGTATCAAATTGTCAAACAACTACTGGTTATATTGTCCAAAAACATTATTATGATACACTGATTGAAAATTATAAAAAAGGAATTGGACTTTTTATGAAAAATCAAGATAAACCGCATATGTACAGCATAGATCGTTATTGGTTTTTATTGCAAAACAAAGATAATTGGTTTCTGATTGTTCCTTTGAGTGTAATTCAGAGAGAAGATTATAGTGACATTCAGGGGCGAAAAACGAACTTTCGAAAATATATGTTGGATTATAATAAAGTTGTAACTAACGGACCCAACCCTAACGGATGAATATAGGTATAGTTTATGCTAAAAAGGATAAAAAGGGAATAACAACCATTATCCATGAAACAAAGGAAAATCCCGCATTACATAAAAAATTCAAAAACCAAGTCCATAACATGATCACTAAAAAGGTAACAAATAAATAACCAAAATTGAATGTTTTTACAAAAACAAGTAATAATGATATAATAGCAACAACGAAATATATCATTGCTGGAGCGCACATTTTTGATGAATTAGTCATACTATATAATAAATACATTTATTTTTATTTTTCAAATTTTGTAAAAATAAAAATAGTATAAACACAATAGTAGGTTGTATAGTATAAATTACATAAAGATGTTTGGTATTCGTACATTAGACAACGATGTAAAATTAATAACTGGAAATATTATGAACATGATTGTATTTGATAAATTTAAAACAGGCAATCCATTTATTGATACACTTATAACTACAATTATGTTATCCATATTCACATATATATTTCATTTCTTACATAATAATTTTGTTCGATTAGTAAATTGCATCAATTTATTTGAATTGAATATATTTTTGAAAAAAAAATATGTAGTTGAGTATGACGGCAAAATTTCATTATCCACTACATATTACGATTGTGAATTAAATCAATCCCATTCATTTAGTGACAGGTTTCGTGCATTATGGATTTATATAATAGAAAATGCGGATGAAAATAATACAATATGTCACATTAAAGAATATTCATTTGGCAATGTATCCTATAATAAAAATCGTGATTTAGGTATTTATATGGTAGTTCAAAATAAACAATTCATTATATCAAAACAACATGAAATATATGCATGTACAACAATTCAAACTCAAGATCATGAAGTCGATAAAAATTCAAAAGAAAGAAATTCAAAACGAATCAATCAAATTGAAAAAGTAACAATTCAATTGTTTTCGTACAAAACTAATATTGTTACGATAAAAAATTTTGTAGAAGATATTACTAAAAACTATTTATCTTCGATAGAAAATTCGCGTGATAATAAACGTTTTATTTATACTCTTATTAAAGGGAAATACGAAGACAATAAATATGAATTGTGGGATGAAAATATTTTTTCAAGCACTAGAAAATTCGAGAATATTTTTTTCGAAAATAAAGAAATAGTGATGCAAAAAATTGATTTTTTTATGAATAATAAAAACTGGTATTATGAAAAGGGAATACCATACTCCATAGGAATTGGTATGTATGGACCCCCGGGCACTGGTAAAACGTCATTGATTAAATCTATAGCAAACTACACGAATCGTCATATTGTGGTAATTTCATTGAAATTAATAAAAACAAAAAAACAATTAGACAGCATATTTTTTGAAGAACGTTACAATGCGGACAATATAAAAAATAGTATAGGATTTGATAAAAAAATTATTGTTTTTGAAGATATTGATTGTATAGGCGACGTTGTATTAAATAGAGAAAAACTGAAAAATAAACAAATTCATGCGTTTGAAAATAATATAGAAAATGAAAGTACCTCATGCACCACAAAAATAAATGTTGGTGATATTTTATTAGAAACATTAATTTCAAATGAAAATGCCAATAAAAACAATTATCAAATACCTAAACTATTACTCGATGATGAGCCAATTACATTAGATGATATTCTAAATTTGTGGGATGGAATACGTGAAACACCAGGGAGAATAATGATCATATCATCGAATCATTATCATGATTTGGATCCAGCATTAGTAAGACCTGGTAGAATTGATGTAACATTAGAGTTGTCCTATGTATCTCATAATATACTAAAAGAAATGTATTTACATTTATTTAATGAAGCAATCGATGATGACACAATTAAAAACATAAAAGAACATTTTTACTCACCTGCAGAAATAATAAATATTTATATGAATGAAAATAGAGACAAAGAACGTTTTATACAGCGTTTAATGAAAAACGAACATGTATGACAGCTAAAATGGTGCGGACTTGAACCGTATTACCTTTTTTTCAGTCGGGTTTCATAGTTTTACAAAAAAGTGAAATAAATTTCACAAAAGTTTTTTGGAAAATGAAAAATGGACAAAAATAAATGTCCAAAATTGAAAATTAAAAAAAAGTTTTGAAAAAAAACTAATTTTGTGACCATAAAAAAAATTATGGTAAGGCTACAAAAAAAAATAATTTTCACTTTGTTACCATAAAATTTTTTATTTTCGTTAAAAAGGCAAAATTATAATATTTGACATATTTATAAGTGGAAATAAAATGGAAGTATTGGAAGAAAAATCACGGCGAAAAAACGGTGTTATCATAAAATGTGAAAAATGTTCTTTTAGTTGTAAGCGTAAATGGGATTGGAATATTCACATAAAAACCGCCAAACATTTAGCACCGCTTTTTGGAAACAAAATGGAAACAAATCACGGCGAAAACACGGCATTTAACGGCATTTTAGGAGAAATTCAAAAATATGTTTGTGAATGTGGAAAAAAATATACGACCCATTCTGGGTTGTGGAAACATAAACACAACAGCAAAAATGCGATATGCAATAGCCAAATAGATCAACCACCGAACAATGATATAATAAAATATTTGATGAATGAAAACAAAGAATTGAAAAATATGATTATGGAGATATGCAAAAAAGATTCCATTCAACAAAACAATACAACAAACAACAATACAATCAATCAAACTAACAACAACAACAAAACCTTTAATTTACAGTTTTTTCTCAATGAAACATGCAAAGATGCGATGAATATTTCCGAATTTATTGAGAATATTTCTCTCCAACTCTCCGATCTAGAAAGTATAGGAAAGTTGGGTTATGTAGAAGGTATATCCAAAATAATCATCAAAAACTTGAAAGCTTTGGATGTCGAAAAGCGTCCAATGCATTGTAGTGATATAAAGAGAGAAATCATGTATGTGAAAGACGATGATAAGTGGGAAAAAGAACCTGACGATAAACAAAAAATAAAAGATGTTATTAGTAGCGTTGTTAGTAAAAATCTACAATTATTGCCTGAATTTCAAAAGAAATATCCACAATGTATGAATTCAGAATCCAAAAAGTCAGATGAGTATAATTTGATAATCATGGAGACAATGGGTGGTTTACCAGGAAATGGAGAGAAAAAAAAAGAGAAAATAATCAAAAAAATCGCAAAACAGATTACAATTGACAAAGAATAAATGTCAAAAATATGCAATAATTATATATTTAATTTATTTATTAAATATATAGTTGTTTAGATTTATCTTATAATAAATGAATCATACCCATCGAATTATAATATGTGTTATTTTGTTTTTGATATTATATATAATATTAAAATATATTGATTCTTTACAAAAAAGACCATTAATTAAAGAAACTACAACAAAAAATGATAAGAAATTTTCCAAAAATGGAGAACTTTATTATGAGGATGGTGGCGACCATTACAATTCGGCCCCAGATCCGGATTATGAATATACATATGAATAATACCATATGAATAATACCATATGAATCATACCATAAATTTAGATCATCATCCAGGTAGAAGGAAATAAATCATCATTCGTAAATAATGTTTTATGATTTGGCATAGAGTCACCAAACCATTTATTTGGATAACATACTATTTTATTTGGATTACTGTTTACATATGCACCCCACCAACTAAACGTGCTGTTCGCAATAATATTATGCGTACAACAACTCATTAATAAAAGTTGCTCCCAATCAGGAATTGTATCCGGAACTTTAATAAATTCACATTTAGAACAACGTTTTTTCAAATATTCAATGGTTTCTTCTACTTCTTTATTCGAATCTTCTTCGCAAAAATACAATATTTTCCAATCTTTCTTTTCAGTTTCAGCCATGACATATAAAAGCGCTTTTTCATAGTACTCTTTTTTCAGTATAGGATGAATATGTTGTATTTTTTTATAATCCCCTAATCGAAAATGAATGCCTATAAATTTTTCGAATTCCTCGGTTTCTTCATTAGCAAAAAAATCGCGGTATTTTGTCATCACGTTCATTTTTTGATTATCTAGATCGATCATTCTACAAATAGTGTTATAAAACAGAGAAAAATATTTGTGACTTTGGAAATATCCTACCAAAATAACATGTGTATTGTCTAATATGTCCGACCATGGTAATTCACTATAATGAAACCCCTGTTCTTTTATTACATTATTTGTTTGTGTTGCAACGTCGTTGCTTGTTGAAAATGTAAATGGTTTTAATTTTGAGAGAAACGAATTCCAATAAGTGGGTCTAGGAACGCCAATCGTCAAAATATCCGCATACTCAAATTTAAATATTT